TAACTTTCAATGGCAGACCCAACAAGTCTGATACGCTCATCAATGACTCAACGCTCCCGTGAGCCACCGTTAAACCGTCATCCCCTCCATAAACACCGAGTTTAGAGAACGCCGCCTTGGACTTGTGCCCCAACGTACGGAGCCAATGGTAAAACAAGAAAGCCATCGCTATGGTATTGAAGATTGATGTCCCACCTTCACCAGAACGACGGGACCAATATAATTTCATCTTGGTCCCAAACTTGGTTCGGGGCTCATCATCCTCATACTGAGCAGAATGAATCTCAGTAACCAAGTCATGGTACTTCTTGTTATAGAACCGTAATAACAACTTCAGTTCTAAATCCCTGAAGAAGGACGAGATGTTGGCATCCATCTTGGTGCCGTCAGTCTCATACTTCCCGGGACAATTACCATCATTGTCCCTCAAACTTAAGTCTTCCCGTATGACCTTGTCAAAACAAGAACGCAAATGATCAGCATCTCCGAAGCCATATGATGGCCCAAGTGTCTTCTTCACAACTTGGGCAAAAGGGTGGATCATCTGACTGGTGGTAACACGCTTACCAGCGTTCGGGTTAACGATGTTCCGTGCCGCTTTTGGTTCAGGATAGACCTCTCCCTTCTGGAAAGTTTTATCCTGGGCGACATGAATATAGTTTGGGAAATGTTGAATTTCCTCATACCCACGAACTTGAGCTGGACGCTTCTGCCTATCTAAGGCTACGTCCAGATCATCCAGAGCTCCACTCCCAGCATCACTAAACGGGATGACCAGTTGAATGAAATCTCCAACCGAATTTAACACATCCTCGTTCACTACAGCCTCCTCAATCTTCACATACTTCTCTATGCGATCCTTGTATGTGAGCATCTCCGCCGTTGAATTGACCGCAACTACAATGCTGTCAACGTCTCGTGGACAGGGGAAAAGTTTCCCGTCCGCTTTAACTACGTCGATGTCCACAGTCTTCGAATCATCTGTGTAAGTGACAGTAATATCACCGTCACCTCCCAGGACCCTAGACTTGTTCCACTCGGGCTCAAAGTTCAACATCTTGAACTCTTCCTTAAGTGCTTGGCCTACCAGCGATGCATCATGCTTGGCAAGTTCCATGCCCCGGGACACATATTCCAAGTACCCCAGGTTGACTTTGCTTCCAAGAAACCGGAAGCGACAGGTCTCATACTCCATATGAGAGAAGTCACACGCGACGAAAGGTGAAGCTTGAAGCTGCACCCGGAGACCAAGTGGGGTGGTATAACCCAAAGCAGCTACATCCCCTTTGACAAAATCAAGGGTGGGTGCATA